CATACGAAGCGAATGCGACGGCCGTGGTCTCGTCAGGAACATAGAACAAGCAACGCAGGGTGTTCGACGGCTTGTAGTAGTTCTTGACGCCGGCCTTGATGTTGACGACGCCGGCCGCAAGTTCCTCGGCTTTCTGATAGGGCAGGAAGCCGACGAACTGGAAGCCCTGCGTCGCACCGCCGGACGCAACGGCCGGACGCCAGAGTGCGCGGTTCGGATTAGTCGTCGCGCTGGGATCCCAGCCAGTCGTCGAAGGAATGCCGGCGAGGACGCTCGACATACCGCCGGTCGGGCAGTTGATCCTCTGGAAGTTGGGGTGGTGTTCGATAGGCTCGGAAGCCGACGAACCAGTCATCACGACCTGCGTGATGGTCTTGAGTCCTCCGTTGACAGCAGGGTCGATGCCGCAGAAGTCCGCCGTGACGACCAACACTCCGGCCTTGTCCCACACATAGTTCGCCTTCCAAATCCTCAGGTTAGTGAGGTTGGAAGGACAAGAAGCACCGAGCAGAGAAGACAGCGTAGTGCCTTTGGCGAAGGTCGTCGTGAAAGAGGCGGCATTGCTTACGTCCCACTTGAACTTGACCTGAGCCTGGAGCAGCCCGAAGCCGTCGGCCTCGACCTGCCAGCCCGCCTGGGGCTTGGGGGCAAGTAGGGTGTCGCCGTAGAAGAGTAGGGAGTTGTTTGGCATTATCGTGTAAGTCCGTCCGGGGGTCGGGAAGGCACAAGGTCTGGACGAGTGTTCTGTGCCGTCTGCTCGGTCGCGGTGGCGATCCGTTCAAGGGGGGTGAAGGCCACGGCTCCGAAGATGTCGCCTCCGCCCATCTGCTGCATCGAGGAAGCCGCTCCGGCTTCGGCGAGGCCGAACGGGGTGAGTTTCTTTCCGCTTCCTTTGAGCTGCTTGTCGATTTCCGCTTCTGCGGCTGCGCGTTTTTCCTCGGGATAGAATTTAAGGACACGCTGCTTGATCTCCTCGTTCGTCATGTACTCAGGAGAGTTATTGATTTGACGACGAATCTTGTCCTCCAGTTTTTCAAACGGGTTCCAGAATCCTGGGCTTGCGATATCCTTGATAAACTGGGCGATGTCCTCCATGAAGGCATGGAAACCTCCGATGAGGTCGATGAGGATGTTCTTGATAGACCGCCCGACATTGGCGAGCATATCAGCGAGGCGAGCCGCAGCAGAAGTCCGTTCCTCTTCTGCGTTGTAATAAGACCTGGAGGCTTCGTCGATTGCCTTTGAGCCAGCCTTAATGATCGGCAACAAGTCCTTGAATGAGTCGCCGAACAACTTCGTTCCGTAGTAAAGCAGCGTGGCTTCGTCCGTGCCGGCGGCATACGCATCGGCAAGGTACTTTAGTGCCTTCTGGTGGTTGAAAGTGCCGTTGGCCACCTCGTCCATGCCGACGCCCATCTTGGCGAGGATGTTGACAAGCTCGCCGCCCTTGATGCGGGATTCTCCGATGCGGCGCGTGAACTCGACCAACGCCTTGGTCATGGAACTAAGGCTGACTCCGAACGCCTCTCCGATTGCTTCGACGTTTCGGACTTGTCCGATGCTCAGGCCGGTCGAGATGGAGGCCAGGCGGATCTGCTTGGCGTAATCGGCGATCTCCTTGACCTTGGCGAGAGCGGCGGAAAGCATCGCACCGAAGGCGTCGAAGAACGCACCTACCAATGCTCCGATGGGGCCGGCGACCATGCCTCCGATGCCTTGCAGGGTGCTGAAAGACTTTGCGGTTTCGGCGAATGGATTCTTCGCGCCACCTTTGCCCATGTTGCCGATTGACTTGCCGGCTTCGGCAAGACCCTTCTCCAACTCCTTCTGGTCTAATCCGATTGTTACTGATAGGTCGGCCATGGCTTATGGTAGGTTGTTCGCCTTTTTGTAGGCTTCAATACGGGCGTCGAAATTCTTTAAATCTTCCTCTTCCTCGGTGGAGAGGACGTCAATCTTCGCGCCGTTGAAAAGTGCGTGGGCTACGGTCATCCAGACGGCTTCGCCTTCCGGCATCGTCCATGCCTCCTCCAGGCTGCAACCGTTGCGCGTCAGGGTCGAGACGCAGGAGAGGGTGAAAGGAATGCGTTCGATCTCTTTGGCTTTGCTCTGGTTTTCTTTCTTCCAGAACTTCGGGTAGGAAAGAGAGGCCGAAATGCAGCCGACGATACGGCCGATGACTCGGGAACGGTACTTCCGGCTGATGCTAAGGAGCATCAAGAAGAACTTGTCCATGAGGCTGAGAGGGCTGACCATCTCGCACTTGTCATGGGTAGACAGAATCTTGACCGCAAGGATGACATCCAGCGCGGTGAAGGTTCCGCCTTCAGGCTTTAGGAACGGAGAGTCGATGGCCTCCAAGGCCACCCGGTGCCGCAGGCTGAAGGCACGAAGCGTCCTGCCGCATACCTTGTCTTGGTAGGGCAGGACGGTCGTGGCCTTGAGAAAGCGAGCATCCATTCGGGATGCCGCCTGGTTAGGCGATCTCTTGGTACTTGACGGCTTTTACAGAGACCTTGCGGAAGTCCTTGTTCGTACCCTTATCCTCAATGTTCTTGATGATGTAGGTACGGCCTCCCCAGGTCATCTGAGTCCCGTTGGTCGGGATATCGTCGGAAGCCTTGAGGACGCCTTCAAGGGTAATCTCGACAAAGCGGTCGTCGAGCCGGTCGGTGATCACGACGCCGTACTCATCCGCGACTTCGACGTCGAGCTTGAACGATTCGGCGATGGAATCAGACTGCATGGTCATGTAGGTGCCGATACCACGAAGACCGAAGAAATGGGCTACGCCGTAATCAATTTGAGATGGCATTGTCGTATGGGGTTAGCCAAGTGTCAAGGGGCGGGGGGCATGACGCCCCACACGGTGTATTCGATGGCGTTTCCGTACCGACGCTGGCTCATGCCCTCCTCGTCGTTGGAAATCCACAGGTCGTAGAGTTGTCCGTCCGTGGTCGGGTTCCAGAGTGCCTTCAGGGAGATGACATCGCGCATGGCCCCGATGACCTCGACGACCCTGGCACGGTGGGTGTCCAAGGTCTCGTCGTCGGCCGAGGAATAGACGTAAATCTTCACCGTGGCCTTGTAGTTGCCGAGGGTGTTGGAGCCGAGGTCGTCGACCGCGCTGCTGGACTCGGCGTGGACGATGATGATCGGGATGACCCGGATGTCGTCCGTGACGCCCTTATGGACGGCGACGCCGGGGAACAGCGGCGCGAGGTACTGGGCCACCCTGTTCTCGATGGTGGTTCGGAAACTGAAGAATTGAGGGTTGGACATTAGGGTGTATTGGTAAGGGTGAATCCGCCCTGCATACGGCGGACGACGTCGAGCAGTTTGCCGTGATTACGGGGAGCCTGGAGGTGCTTCAGGATGGCCACTCGCATTGCGAAGGCACGGTGATCCATGGCCATACGCATGAAGTGGTAACCTTGGCTGTAGTTACGTCCGACGGTGGATCCGAGTTTGATGGTAGGGTCGGCGACGCCCAGGCGGGGGGCGTAGACCGACGTCCCTGCACCTTGGTTGGCAATCCACGCCGAAGTGGGCATACGGCCGAGCTTGAGGCCGGCGTAGTACCAGCCGGACTTGAGTTTGCCGACGCGCTGCTGGACTCGCTTGATGTAGGACTGAACCGGCTTCCAGTCGTCGACGTATGTGATAGCCATTTTATCGCTTTCTTTTACCTTGTAAGATGGCTTTCCGCGACGCCGTTCGTGGATCGTCTTGATGGCGGCTTCGGTCGTACCCATGAGGAACCGAGTCCTCGGACTACCCTGCTTGGACTCGATTTTCTTGAAGTACTCAAACTCGCCTTGCCCGATGATGCGACCCTGCTCAAACATCTTGAAGACGTAGTCTGGGTAGTGGGGAGGGGGGAGTTTAATCTTGGCGTTCACCCATGCCGAGAACACGCCGAGGTTGCCGGCGGAGGCCACCCCTGCCGCCGGGGCTTGGGCGAGCGGGGCGAAGATTTTGCGGACGTCGCGGTCGACGGAAGCACGGCCCTTGTCCCTCGCCTTATTGCCGAAGCCGCCCTCACCGCCTTTGCGGATGGACGGCTGCTTGCCCGAGAAAGGCGGGGTGAAGTCGCACATATCCTGCGCGAACAGGCGGGACTGCTGCTTCACGATTTCCTCGGAAGACTTACGCATGACCATCTTGTAGATGGCCAGGTGCTGGGCGAACTGGGTATAGTCAACCCTGACCCCCCTTGCTACCTCGACGACGAGGGGCATTACTGCACCTTGGTCTGAACCTTGACGATCACCCAGGCCGACGGGGTGCGGTCTGTCACGGTCATGATGCGGAACTCCTGCCCGCCATAGGCGACGACATTCCCGAACGCGATCAGCCCCGGATTGGCCAGAGCGTCGGCGCGCAAGAACTTCATGTCGAACGAGGTCTGGTTCATGAAACCGCCCGTCTCCAAGTCCTGCATGATGGCCGGTTGGGACATCAGGGCGTTCAAGGGTACTGGCGTCCCGCTGGGGACGTTTTTGACGGTCACGGCCTTAGGGATCTCGGAAAGGATTTCCGAGGCGTCTGCGGCCCATTCGTCAGTAATTCCCGACATGGGTTTAGCCCACTGTCAAAATAAGAAACCCGCCCCCCTGGCGTGGGGAGCGGGTCTCGCATTGTCGCTTTGGGGTGTTTTAAACCACCCCGAAAGGTTACGAAGTGAACGCGATGCGCTGGAGGGCGTTCGGGTTACCGACAGCCGAACCGACCAGCCAGAGGGCAGACATATTGTGCTTACCAGCCTGCCAGTTGTACCAGTAGCGGAGAGCGAAGGAGAACTTGCTGTCCTGATCCTGAACGACCATTTGCTCGCCACCGCCCGTGGTCGGGGTGGCAGGAACGCGGGTCACGATGACGAGACCTTCCTTGCAGGAGGCCACGCCGTTGAGACCTTCGGTGAAGGCGTCGCCGGAGACCGGGAAGCCGTTGTACTCGGAGACCGAGAAGCCGTGCAGTTCCTTGCTGATGGAGTTCTTCTGGATGACGTCGCTGTTGCCGTAGGAGAAGGTCTGGGCGACGGAGGGATCCTGAACGAGCTGGCCCATGGCGTCCGGGCTGATGAGCAGCTTGCGGCCGATGTGGGGCAGGTTAGCCTTGGTGAGGTTCTTCGCGGCGTTGGCGACGGCGATGCGGTTGAAGCCGCTGGTCGCACCGGAGTAAGCGGCGGTGGCGAAGTTGGCGGCGGTCACCTTGGACAGCACTTCGTCGAACAGGGACTTCTGGACGGCGTTGGCAATCGGGGCGAAGAAGAGGCGACGGAGGCGTTCCAGGGAGAGGGTGGACGCTTCGTAGTCGGTGAAGGCGACGTCGACATACTTGAGGTCGGCGATGGTCACCGGGACATCCGTCGAGACAGCGTCCGAGGGGACGAAGCCGTTGGCGGCGTTGAAGGTGGTGGCCGTGAAGGAGCCGGCGTAACGGGTGTGAACCGTGGTGCCGCGCTCGGCGACGTAGTTACCGAAGTCGGTGACGGCGATTTCCGTCAGGGGAACGAGTTCGGGGACGAGGGTACGGAGGGACTCTTCAGCGACGAGCTGGAGGGTCAAGCCGCCAATGCTGTTAGACATAGTGGTGTATTAGGGTGGGGGTTGGAAAGATTAGCGAAGGCCGGCGGAGCGGAGGATCGCCACGCGGTTCTTGCTGTAGAAGTCGGAAGCGGCCTTGGCGTCCTTCTGCTTGAGGGCCACCCATTCCTGGGTGATCTCCTCGTCGCTCTTGGAGGCGGCGGAGGCTTCGACCGGGCTGACTTCGACGGGCGTGACGCCGACCGAGGCGGCGATGGCAGCGGCCTTCTTGCCGGCGGTTTCCTGCGACGCGGCGATTTCCTTCGCCTGGGCTTCGGCCTTAGCGCGGATTTCATCGGCGGCGGCGAGCTTGGCCGTCAGGTCGTTGACCTTGGCGGTGAACTCGACGATGGCGGCGTCCTTGGCGGACATCGCGGCGGTCAGTTCGGCGACCTTGGCGGACAGGGAGGCGACTTCGCTGGCCTTGGCTTCGACCTCGG